CTGATTCAGATGTTCCAATGCGTATAAATACGGTACTATGTTAGACTCACAGAAAATATCATTTCAGGACTTCGCCATAGGCTATAAGCACGGAATCTATGTGTTATCACAGGATTCCTGCGAAATATGCCATAAGTACAGACAGTCCATTGAACATATCAATAACGGAAACCTCTATTTCGTAGAGGTAACTACGCAGCGAGATCGCGATCTGGTCTACAAGATGACCCAGCGCGCAGCCTTCCCTATGACCTGCTGTTACTGGGATAATGAACTGGAATACGTCCGTATCGGCCAGTTATTCGAACTGCAACTGAAAGAAATCTATAAATCCCTCGAAAAATTCGGCCCGAAACCGTTAACTGAGCTGGAAAAACGTAGAAGAATGCAGGCTTTGAAATCTAAATGCGAGCCCGCATACTACATTTTCCCGCCTGATATTTCAGAGCAAGACCGCGAAAAATTAACCTATAAGGCTATAAATTTTGCGGAACTGCCCATAGATGTCGAACGGATCTGCCCTAATCTCGAGGAAGACAAGAGATATAAACTCTTCGAAGGCAGCTTCAGGCTCGCCAAACTCGTTATCTTCAAGGACGAAAATACCAATATCTACAGCGATTTCGCACAGAGACTCATGACAGGCTACATGTCCAAGGTTAAGGACGCGAGCTTCGTTATCAGAAATATAAAGGACACATTGAATGCTTCAGATAATCCCGATCAGCAACAGAACTAACCAGGTCGATTCCGATAAGGTCAAGTATATCGAAAACATCCCTCATGACTCCATGGCCAAGAAATACAACAGGGCCATCGAACAGTTCGTTTTGAATTCGGACGAGAAATATATCTGTTTCCGCCATGAAGATACAGAACTGAGAACTCCCCTGGACGTTATCGAATTCAAAGTCGATAAGGTCTGCCAAGAATTCAACGCGGCGGTCATGGGAGTCATCGGTACGATCGCCTTGGACCAGGGCTGTGCATGGTGGCATGGAGTCCCATCCGCTGGCGGTCGAGCCAACTACGGTGCAGGTTCCATCATCCAGGGCGGAATGAGGCCGAAACTCGACGAGAACAAGAATCCGATTCTCGACAAGGACGGTAAACCCGTAATGGAACACTATGAATACCCGATGAACGATCTCCCTGGTAACCATAAGTTCATGGCCACGGTGGACGGATGCTGCATGTTCTTCCCCAAGTGGTTCTTCGAAAAAGGTTTCAGATTCGACGAATTACTTCCGGATTTTCACTTCTACGATGCCGACATCTGTCTTCAGGCGCTCGCCGCGGGCTATCGGGTAGCCACGGTGGCGGTCTCGGTCAAACATGAATCCCAAGGCGAACTCCCTAAGAACTGGGAACAGCTCAGGTTGAATTTCTTCAACAAGTGGACTTCCGCGGTCAACGGCAACTGGCCGATTTCAAGACTCTCGAAGTTCGATATGTCCAAAATCAAGACAATACCAACCAAGAAGGTAGACGATGGAAACAAAACCGAAAAAGCGTAATCCTCTCTGGGACATCCTGACAGCACTCTGTACCAAACAGTACCCGGAATGGAAAGACCTTCCGGAAGAACTCCAGAATGGCTATTCCCAGTTCATGATCAACAGGTTCATCTGCTCCTACGACTATTTGATTCCGGTGGCGGACCAGCTCGCCACACAGAAACTGACCGACGATATGCACTACAATATCCTCATCGGGTACGTAAAGCATACCAAGCACTATTTCAAATATGACTACTTCAAGGGAACCCAGGAATTCGACCAAACCGAAATCGATTCCGTCAAGAAGGAATATGACCTGACGGACCGCGAAGCCAAGTTCTACCTCGGAATCCTGACCAAGGAACAGAAATCCCACATCGTGAATAAATGGAAAGACTATTTCAAATTCACAGCGATCCCCAAGGAATAACCTTAATTGAATTCGGCCCGCCGGGCTTAATAGAAAATCCAGAAGTTAATTCTGGATTTTTCTTATATGGTGGAAATCTGTAGTCGGAATTGGATCGCCGAAAAATTTTACGAAAAAAAATTTTTTGCGTAAAAAATTTTTTACAATTAAGATCTAAGTATTCCGGCGAGCCAGATTTCTAGTAAGGTATTTATCTTAATAGATTTTAGCGAGCCTATTTTCTGATTAATAGATTTGGCGAGCCTGAAACGGTCTTAATAGATTCGGGCGGGCTAAAATATGCTTACACGGAGACGGGCGGGCCTGTGAATAAAATGTTAGTAAATTGTATAAAAATTTCTCGTAAAAATCTTAATAGATTTTGGGTATAATTCTGGATATTCTTAATAGATATGAAAATGCTCAGAATGCTTGAAAAATAAAGGATTTGGGGGATTTTGCTTAATAGATTTTTACCCTATGAAATTATACTTATTTCTGGCCTATTTTTAGCTTAATTGATTTATGTCAATAAAGGGTGAATAAGTATATATTATTCTGGAAATATTAGGGTAAATTGTCTATAGAATCTCTTAATAGTTCTTGTTGCATTAGAGAGTATATTCTATCCGGGTTTTCCATGATTTCTTTGATATTGAATACTGTCTTATTGATATGTATATACTGGGTATTTTCGGGATAGAATTTCGAATTGGTATATAGGATGTTATAGTTATGGTCGCTTTTAATACCAAAGATTACACAGTCGGAACCGTCCCTGAACAGGGCTTTTTTATGATATAGGGAATGTAGGTCTATAACGTTAATAGATTGCGGTTTATTGTTGGAGGATATGTAGTCCATGGTAATCATGGGAGGGTCTCGATAGCTTCCTGGTTAACATCGTTTTCGATTAGGGCCTGGATATATTCCAGGTTTTCTTTTATATCTTTATATTTGAATTGCTGGTGATTGATTTCGATATAATTGTTATTTATTTCCTCGGAGAAATCTCGGAAGTCTACCCTCGTAAATTGTGCTTTAGGGCCTTCCCTGAAAGTTATCCAGTAATAGGGATTATAAGGCGGGAAGATACTATCTGTAACATATTCCAGCTTTGGATTTACAACATTGGTATATAGTTTACCGTTATATACATGAATCATGGAAGTTTCTCGATGATATATTCGGTTTCGATATTGCGTTCGCGGGCTATGAGCCTGGGGAGGTCGTCTATGACCTGGTTTGCTGTCCTGTAGCCTTGTTCCCAGAGGTTTCCGGGGAACAAGAGTTGTTTCCTTTCCTGCCTGAGGGAGTTAAGGTTTGCTACTTCCAGGTATTCGAAGAGGCTTTTCTTGATTTCTGGGCGGGTATAGGGGAGATCCTGCATGGCCATCATGAAGGCGTCTTTCTTTAATTTCATGACGTCCTTGAAACCGAGGTAGAGGGCATAGGATATAAAGACCGTGAGGAGAAGTATCATCATGGTCAATAATATAGTAAAATGTAGGGTATATGTCAACCCGGAAGTTTATCGAGTGCTTCGTCGATTGAATCCTGCTGCATGAGGGCGAAGATACGTTCTGGATTTTTTATTATATCTTTGGCCTGGTAGGCATTATTTCCTATCTGGATAAAATGGTTGTCGTGTGCGGGGGTGTTCGAGAAGAGTTCCCAGGCCTCGTTGTCGTGTTGGGTATGGTAATAGAAATAGACGCCGTTGTACATGGACCTGTAGCCGTAGACGTCCTTTACCGTCGTTTCGGAACGGATGATAGAGCTTTGCTGGATGAATTTAATCATGGGAGGGCCTCGATTGCTCTTAAATTGCTTTCCTGGGTTAAGAGCGTTTGGATTCTGTCAAAGTTCTTTTCCATGTTGTCGCTGTCGTATTTCTTCCCGTTTATCGTCATATAGGACACGCTGTCATAGGGGTCTGTGCTTTCGAAATACTGGGCAAAATGTTCAGAGCGTCCGGGGATGGTATAGGTCAACTTAAAACCGTCCCTATATCGAATAAAATACGAAACGATGATATTCGCGTGTTTAATATATGTAAATCCGTTAAATACTGAAATCATGGCAGTTCCTCGATGGCATCTCCGAGCTTTTCCTTTTCGATTAGGATGTTCAGCTTGTCTATGTCTTTGACAATATCCTCATAGTAAAACTTCTGGTCAATCTCCTTGTTGGTTATTTGCAGATAGTTTTCGGGTTCATTCGAATATATGTAATAGCCTGTATAGAATATGCTACTAAACATTTGGTACATCGCGAGACAGCCGATAGGATCTGACTTATCAAAATACGGGACAAAAATAGTACCCTTGGCATAGATAAGGGCGGGCGAGTCCATATGCTTCCCGTACATCCGAAAAGAATAACCGGAATTATGGAATGTAATCATGGAAGTTCCTCGAGGGCTTGTTTTAAGAAGTCTTGTTTCATCAGGGCCAGGATATGTTCTGGATTTTCTATGATTTGCGCAGGTTTAAATACTTTATCTCCTATTTTTAGAAGATAGCCGTTTTTAGTATACTTGTTAAAACCTATATAATCTGAAATTTCACGTTGCTGGTAGTTAAGCTTATGATAGAATAAATTCAGATATACGGCATCCTCGACGAATTTGACCGGTTCCAGAACATTCTCTTTAATGTTTTTCTTTTTGTCATATATTATGGTAATCATGGAAGGGCCTCTATTGCCGAATTTGTCAAATCCTGTCTTATCAAAGCTGCCATCTTTTCAGGGTTATCTACCATTTCCTTAGGGGAAAAGGTATCGTCATTTATCCTTATATTATGTGTTTCAGGGTCCATACCCTTGGTGAAGGTGGACCGGATTTGATGTCCCGCAGCATTTTTGTAATCTAATCTAAAAGAATATGGCGAATAGGCTATATTGACAATATCCTTGATTACGTCCATGAACGGATGATCAAATGAAGTTATAGTTTTAAGGAAGACCATACCCCTAATATAGCAAATTTAAGGGGGTATGTAAGCCCTTTTTAGGGTAGGAGGGCAATATTGGTCAGGTTTATTTCCCTTTCGATAAGGGCCTGGAGGTGTTCGTATTCCTTACGGATTTCCATGTAGGTATATTCTTTATCGTTGATTACGATATTGCTGATATAGCATTCGCCCATACTATATTTGGAAAAATTAATAAAATCGGACCTTTCGTTAATGTCTGTCTTGAATTCCAGGGTAAACTGGTCTATATAGGTATAGGTATCAAACTTGTCATTTTTGTATTTGGGATTTGGGTACAGCTTTGCCTCTATGATTTTGTCATAATGTGTAAGCGTTTGGGAGTTGTATGCTTTAATCATGGAAGGGCCTCGATTTCGGTACTGAGAATGTCATTTTTCATGGCTACGAAGACTTTTTCTGGATTTTCCATAATTTGGTCTTTCGTATAGATTTTCCCGCCAATGTCAAGGAAACTCCCATCATCGTCATATTTGTCGAATTGAAGAAAGCTAGTTTCAGAAATCGTAATAAAAACACTGCCATTATATTGTGCTAATTTTAAGGCATTACAAATCTCGATAGTTTGAAATTTATTGTCAGAAATACGTTTGAAAGTATACTTAATCATGGAAGTTCCTCTATTGCAGATATGATACTTTCTTTTTCGATAAGGGCTTGGATAAGTCCGAATCTTTTACGGATATTATCGTATTTGTACTTAATGTCGTTTATTTCGATATAATTAGAGTTTCGTTCCTCGTAAATGTAAGGCGAAAACGTAAGATGTTTAACCTGGAAATTCTTCGGACTTAGCCAGTAAGAATAGGTTAAGTCGAAACATTCGCCGGCTTTTACAAGAGAACAGCTCCTAACCTCACACAGTGTTCCACATCTATGGTCATAAACTTTAATCATCAGTCAAGTACCTCTAAGCATTCGATTTCTTCGGATTGTTTTATCAGAATGTTAATTTCTTTCCAGTTTTCCAGAATATAGTCCCCATCATATTTCTTATCATTAATAAAAAGTTCAGAAGTCGAATCTATCAACCAGGCATGTCGTGTATATCCCATAGTATCTTCAGCATAGCAATATAGAGACAAATCGTCATAATGATTATGCCCTATTACCGGTTCTTTCAGCGTATATTCCGTAACTACGCCTTCCCAATTTGTATATCTGAAACGAATCATGTTAGTCTAGGATATTGAGTACAGAGGCTTCTCGGACCTGTTTGAGAAAAATTTTCATTTCTTGTTCGTGGGCTTTTACGTAGGAACTGGTATACTTCTTTCCATCAATTTCAAAATAGCACTTAGGTTTCAAAATGAAACGGTCTTTCTGGTAGGTATGTTTATCACCATAATAAACGTCAACGAGAATTTCGCCGGAATTGTTGTGTCCGGCCAATTCTACATAATTAGAAGGCCATGTGATATATTCATCGTGTAGTTTGTTATATTGAATAAACTTTACCATATACCCCAATATAGTAAATTGGGGTGTATATGTCAGCCCTTTATGGAAGGGCATCGATAGCTTTTATGTTGTTTTCTTGGACAATAAGCGCTTGTATAAGGTCCCAACGGGTCAACATATCTGTATACCAGTATTTATTTCCATTTATTTCCAGATAATTTTGTGAACGCTTACCCGAAAAAACCAAAGTCTTATGTTCTTTGTCCTCATCGAAATAAATAGCAAAGCTGATAGGTTCCGCATAATTATCAACTGGGAAACTTTCAAGTTTCGGTTGTTTTATATCTTTATGTAATTTATCAAGACAGGCATTGTATGCGTTAATCATGGAAGTTGCTCAACTGCT